TAAAATATTAAGATTGCTTGTCTATCTTCTTCCACAATTTCTTCGATTGGAAAATCTCTATCTAATATTTTTCTTTTTAATAATTCGGTGATAACCGTATTAGTATTTAAAAAACTCGGTGATGATAAAATGTTTTCATCCGATGCTGTTAAGTAAGCAACTCTTACTGATTTTCTTTTGTTAGTATAATGAATACCTCTACTTGGTAATTCTACTACATCATATGCAATTGTTGGGTCTATTCTTAATTCGTCCATAATCCTTAATTTAATTAATAACTAGTCCAAAGTAAAGTTTTTAAAAAAAGAAAACCGATAATCTTTTGAACTATCGGTTTCCATATATGAAAAATTGTAATATTAGTATATCAAAATACATCTATCCATTCTCAAAGACGCACTAATGTTAGCTAAATCATCTCTGTTATAATCTAATTCACCAAAGTTTAAGTCAGTTAAGAAACAGTTTTCTAATAACCATTTTTCAACCACTACACCTGTTGGATCTAACATCTCCAATTCAACATCCTTTTTATAACCTGCAGCATATCCCATACGACCTGTAACAGATTCAGCATGTAAACGGAACCATTCCATTAAAGCTTGAGACGCTGAAGGTCCGATTGGATCTCTAAACGTAACTTTAATTTCTTGCCATTCAAATCTACCTGCAACATATGTTGAAGTGTTCAAAAACGGTATAGCTACTGAGTTAATTTTCGCACTTGGTCTAGCAGCTGCAGAAATGTACCATTCATTGATACCCAAAGAGGAGTTAAATCTTACGATAAATCGGTTGACCCTTTTTGGTTCGTAAGGTGTCGGCATTTTCATTAATAAATCGGCCATGTTGTATTTGTTAGTTTTTTTAAGTTATTTACTTTCTAATAAATATATCTAAAAGGAAAATAATTTTTTTTTAAATATATTATCTCAAAAAGGTTGTTTTTATCAATTATTTTTCGTAGTTTTTTACAGTCACCCAGTATAACCAGTTCCAGTTTTCCTACTTTACTTTAATAATTAATATATTAATAATAAATACTAGAATATCTAGTTCTAGTATTCTGGGTAAAGTATAATTATTTTTATATTATATAATTGTTCCACGTGGAGTTTAAAGGTATTTATCCCATCTATTTTTAATATCATTTTCACAAATTTCTTTCAATAATTGTAATGTAACATTATTCGGATTATTAGTTATTCTTTTTTCCACTACTTTAATTGAGAAATGACTACTCCCACTTTTTAATCTATTATCATTATTTAACATAGGTATTATATTCATATAATTAAAACAAATATATGTATCTTCTTGATTATCAAAATTAAAAAAATGAGTAGGTACGATATGATCAAGTTGCCATATTTTACCATAATTTTCACTATTCATCCCATCCACAAAATGGTCCTCAACCCATACTTTGAATGTTTTTTTATCCATACCAATAATTTTACTTAATTCTTTACATGGAAATAATGTATTATAATATCTATTAAGTTGTTGTTGTAGTTGTTTTTTATTTGACATAATTTAATTTTTGTGCAATATATCACATTTTTAGGTTTTTTTAAAAAAAAAGGAGGTCTTTCGACCCCCTTCTTCTTTTTTTATAATCTCCTTTTAGATTAAACATTTTCAAACGAAGCTCCTGTTGGAGTAATTACGAATTCAACATCTATAAATTCAAGAGAACGAGTTGGTTTAATGTAGATTTTACCTCTCATTGTGTTTGCGTCGATATCCTCAGGATCGTTAGATACTGTTACACGGAAATCGTATAAACCTCTTTCTTTCTTAATAGAATCTAAAATTGGATTTACCAATCTTAAGAATTCTTGTCTTACTTGATCATCATTTTGTTCAAACAATAATCTTACAGAAACTGCAGAAATTAACTTTCTTGCTCTTAACAATAATCTTCTTACGTTAATTCTATCTAAAGCAGATTCTCTAACTTGTAACGTTTTGTTACCCCAAATAATAGTACCTGTATCAGAGAATGTTGCAATTGGGTTAATTCTATTTTTATATAAATTGTCTCTATCATCTAAAGTCAATTTCTTAGTTGCCTTTACTGCGTTTACTAAACCTCTACTATAACCCGCAACTGCGAACCAAGGATAAGATACGTTGTCAGTTAAGGCAATGTTTCTTACAACTTCACCTGTTGGTGGAAGATAGATTTGTGTTGAGTTATCAGTATCAATTACTTGAATCCAAGGCCAATATGTTGCAGAATAGTTAGAATCAATACCCGCATTATCTAATGAACTAACCACATCATCAGGTGATGTTGGACCTGTAATATTAGGTGAGTTCATAACGTATAAAGAATCAGCTCTATCTGTTTCAATCATATCAATTGCTTGATTTACCAATGAACTATGATCTTGGAAGTTGATACCTGGTGTTGCGAACACGTTAATATCTATCGCTTCAGGATTAGCATATGTCATTATACCTTGTAAGTAAGCATAATAGTCAGAATTAGGTGATGTAGAACTTGTACTGAATACTCCACCATTAGTTGTTTGACCTGATTTATATGTTGATTTACCAAATATGTATGCGTCTGAGTTTGTTCTTGTTTGTCTGTAAATATCCCAACCATCATGACCACCATATACTGCAAACGTAAACTTACGATAGTTAATGTTTGTTAATGGGTTACTATCACCTGTTTGACCTTCTAAATCATATGGTGTTGTTTGGAATGTAGTACCAGTAATACCAGATGCGTTAGTTGATAAGTGGAATCCATCAGTGAATGTTGTACCACTTGATCCTTTGAATTTCAATAAATCTTGGTCATAACCAACACTTGATGAAAGACCTAACATTACTTTTCTTACTTTATCACCACCTTCAATGTTTGGTGCACCTGTTGTGTCATAAGTAACTACATCACCCGCATTATAATATTCTGTTTTATATATGATATTACCAAATGTGTAAGAACTACCATCTCCAAAATTATTATTATTTCCAAAACCTTTGAAACCTGCAGGTATTGCGTCTGTAGGTGCTCCATCGGCTAATGTAATCATAATTCTTTTAGAAACTAAAGAATATTCACCATCTGAAGTACCAATTTTCTTTGCGATAAAACCTGGCATGTCAGGGTTCATTGAACATCTTGAATATTTTTCTAATACAACTTGATTATCATCAGTATCATTGAAATCACGAACTAATAAATCAAATTCCATTGTATCTAAATTAATATTTTGAATCGTTACCTTAACTTGGAAGTTAGCGGCTTCACCATCAGAAATTGTAATTACTTGGAATAAATCATCAACTTTACCACCACGAACCTCAGAAACAACCATAGGAGAAATTGTTGTATCCCATTGATGTAAGAAATTATTACCTTCAGTTTCATAAGAAGGAGTTAAACTTATACCTCTTACATAACCTCTATTATATGCTTCCATTAAGAAATTAGGGTAAACTTCATGAACATAAACAGGATAATTTCCATTATCTTTATCAAATACATCTGTTCCTAAAACTTTAGTAATATATTTTGTATCTGAAGGATTTAAAGAAATTACAAATTGTTTTGCCCCACCTGTAAATCCTGTAACCTTTAAATTGAATTCACCGATCGCATTGTAATCCATATCATAATTGTCTGTTGATGTCAATGTGAAACTTGTGTTACCTGTAACTTCGTGAATTAAAGTTTGACCACTATAAAAACCTCTTGGTCTGATTGCAGCAACAATTACATTATCGTAATTTTCATAAAGATTAGCATCCCATTTATATCTTGTTACGTGAAACTTTGTAGTACCTGTGTTCCATTCGAAAATATAAGAAAAAACACCATCTACAGTTGTATGATCACTTAAATTAGATAAACTAAATAATACGTTATACCATTCTTTATTATTGTAATTATCTGAAGTGAATTTTCCTGTTAAAGGAGAAACTAATTCAGTACCGATTGGTAAAGTATATCCACTTGGAACTGGACCCATTGTAAACCATTTACCTGCATCTGAATTTGTAAATCCACTAAAATTAGTTACAATATAATCAGTTATCATTGAACCATCATATGCAGTTTTACCTGACAAATGTCCATAAAAATCTGAATTATCATCTATATTAACTGTTGTTGGAGTAATTCCTGTGAATTCAACAGCACCATATCTTGGTTGGTCTACTAAAATATCTTGTTCCACATTAACTCCACCGATAGTTTTGATACCGAAAGTTTTATAAGGTAGATATCCTGTTAATCCTAATACTCTTGTTACGAATAATTGATTTGATTCTTGTAAATAAGATTTTGCAACATAAGGTAATTCATATTTTGGGTTACCATCACCAAATTTTTCAGGAGATGTTCCACCAAAATACAATTTAAATGTGTCAAAATCAGATATTAATATCGGTTCAAAAGCGGGACCTTGTAAAGCCTCCCCTGATAAACCTAATGTTGTAACACCTACGCTCTGTGCCACAAATGTTAAATCGACCTCTGATGTATAAACACCTGGAGATACGAAAACTCTGTTATTACTTGCCATTGATTTTTGTTTGGTTAAATTATTTTTATTACTTATCTTATAAATATCTTTGTTTTCATCAAAGATTTCCTTACTTTTCTTAAAAAGATAGTTATTTATCTTTTAATATCTTTTATATGGAAAACACTCAAAAAAACGTTAAAATAAGTGAAAAACACCACGAAATGTTAAAAGCACATTGTGATAAAAATGGTTTAAAAATCTATAAAGTATTAGAAAAATTTATAGAAGATCTATGTAAACCCAAAAAGAAGGATATCTACGGAGAATAATTAGTAAAGATATACAATATCTATTTTAGAATTATACACAGGTGTTCCCGTTAATTCAATTGTATTCTTGTTAAGAATATTATAGTTGTCATTACCATATTCTATTAAACCATTTGTTGTAACACTAATAATACTGTTTATATTATTATTTAATGTAAATGATAAATTATCGGTATTATAAATAAAACTTTCACGACCAACTTGTAATACATTACCAAATTGATCATACATTACATTATTTTTACCTTTATAATAACTTACTGTAATAACATCGTTATATTGAGGTTGACCGACTAGATCAAATATTATATTAGATGTTCCACCTAAATGTCTATAATGAACGTCTTTCTCTTGAACTATACCATTTATTGCTACATTGAACAATACTGTAATACTTTCTCCTACCGTAAAAATAGATTGATTTCTATCTGCCTTTATTGTTGAAATAACAACATCAATAGAATTACTTATAATTTTTTTACTAAACGGTGATCCACCTGGCATTGATTCATTCACCAAGAAGGCACGACTAATAGCTGGTTTAACTTCAAACTCTTCACTATCAATTAAAAAACCTAACATTGTAAATTTATAATTTTGAATATAAAATCTACGTCCATCTAATGTTTCCATTGGTGTTTGATCTTCGATCGAATCTAAAACAATTGGAATATAATGACCTTTAACGTGTGTATATGATTGTCGTGCTGTAAAATGTTGTAATACAATTTTATTTAATTTGTTTAGATCTCTAAACTTATTACAAACAATTGTTATATCATATGTAATATCGCAAGCAATAGGTTGTGGTATCTTATAAATGTCGGCACCCATTTTGTTACCGTCCCAAGTTGGAACTGTGGCGTAATGGAATTGATACCTATCAGGTACAGTTCTTTGCATTGAAGGATTTGTACCAAATTGAACATCAGGTTTTCTAATAATTGCAATAAAAGGTAATTTAACATTACCATCCGCATCAGAAAATGACCAGTTATTTGTAAACTCCCCCCATCTTTGGATAGTTAATATCTTATCAATAATAGGTATTTGTTCTCCATCAGTTGTAATCACAAAAGTTTCTTTCACATAATCTAACATACCTTTATCCAAATCATCATGTAAGATAGAGTCAGGTAAAAAAGAATCATATTGGGTAATATCATCCAATAATTTTTGTCTATTTTCATTAACGTCTTGACCATAGTAAGTGTCCTTACCACCGTAAACGTTAATCATATTTTTTCTTTTCTTAGGTATTGCCATATTAAACTCCTCTAAATTCACCTTCTTGTGTTGGAGAACAAACTATCGTTCTATAATGAGGTTTGTATCCAAACATTTTATGTTTATTATCTGACGTTACTCTACCATCATTTGTAACAGTATAGTATCTTAATCTTTCTTCTGAATCTGCATAACCAATATAATCGCCATATCTTATGTCAATACCTAATTCTTGTAAATGTGTAATATAAACTGAAAGAGTAAGATTACCCGGTTCGTTATATCTCATTATTCCTTTTGTATATGATGAGTTTTTAGGTTCATCAATTTTAACCAATGCATTAAATTCTACAGGTGGGAAATATCTAATTTCATCCATACCCGCTTCGGCGTATACGTCGTCATTATCGGTCTTTTGTCTATCAACACGATATAAGACCAATTTCATATTTAAGTCCCCGTGTAAGTACTCCTGACCCATCTGGATGTTAATATCAAAGTCATCCTGAGAGAAGAATTTACCTAAACGAGTAATTGGTAATTTGGTATTCATATTGTAATAAATAGTTTAATCTTCCATTCTATTTAGTTATATTATATATAATAGATGGAAAAGAAAATACCTGAGGTTGAAGCAAGGGAAATTTT